GCCTAATTTTGTTTCAAAAATAACAGAAAAATTAGCATCACAAATTAATAATTATATTTTCTAGATTTTAGAGCATTATGGTCTAAAACCCCCAAAAAAACACCCTTTTTCAAGACTTTTTTCAGGTTTTCAAAAATGGACATTTATAAATGTCCAAAATCCATTTCCCTTTTAGACTTTTGTAAAACTTTTGTTACTGAAAAATACTACCAAAATATTATTATAATTTTATTATCATATATGGTAACAAAAAAAAATAATTAATTTAAAACACAATTAAGGCTACAAAACTTTATCATCGGATGGTAAAGGATTAGATACTTTGTAGGAAATGCTCTCTTTATATTTTGCACTAGGACCGCAAAGATCTGATTGTTGTCGGTTAATATAAGCATAAGATAAAACGATTTGTTTGGTTATACTATTCAATTTGGTAAACTTTCCGCATTTACTGTGACTCGGATTGCCCGTAATAGAAGTAACAAAATAAATACAATCAGAACAGGAAGGACCAATGTATTTAATATTAACGAATGAGGGAAACGTGGTTCTAAAGTATCTATCTGAATGACATAAACGCGTAATAATTTTAGACGAGTTTAGCATTTAAATATACTTATCTTTAAATATAATCTTTAAACTGTTTATATTAATTGTGGAATGATATTGTCTTTTTTGAATTAAATAAATAAGTTCTCTATTTATTTATTAGTATTATCTAATAATGCAATACAAATGTCCTATATGTGAATTAATGCCTTCTAGTCATTCGTTAACAAAGGTTTTAGAGAAAAAAGGAATAATATATTATTATACGTGTCCGTCACAAGCTATATTATATTATGATGTAAATGGTATTGTAAATCACTACGATGGCATTTTAAGTGAAATGCCAGAAAATAAAGAGTGGGTTTGGATATTTGATAGTTTAGATTTTAGTATTAAACACGCAATGCAGACAAACGTTGCTATTGAATTGGCAAAATTAATTTCAAATAAATTTAGTAAAAATCTCAAAAAAATAATAATAATAAATCCAACATTTTATATTACAATAACACATAAAATGATAATGCCTTTTTTGAATAATAAAGTAAGAGATCTTATTGAAATGAATTATGAATCAAAGTGTGCGGAAGAAATATTTTTATAAAAACTAAAATATTTAATTAATATAATATATGGATCCAAAATATTTATTTTATATTACATTAGTAATTTCAATTATTGTTCAAATAACATCAGGAATAATAGATATAGTAGCATTTTTTGTAAAAGTTCCAACTAATTATTTGCTAATAAGGCAATTATTAATATTAGAATTAATAGTTCAGTTTTTTGAAGGATCATTTTATTTTTGGTTAGCTCATAATTTCACTAAGGTATTAAATGTTACACCAAAAAGATATATAGATTGGGTTATTACAACTCCAACAATGCTAATAACATTAATGATGTATTTAATTTATTTGAATAAAAGAGTAGAAAATAAAACAAATGAGCTAGATTTTTTTACACTTTTGAAAGATAATTCAAATATTATTATACCTGTAGTGGTATTGAATTGGTTAATGTTGCTTTTTGGGTATTTGGGTGAAATGAAAATTATCCCTGTTTTACTGGGAGTATTTCTAGGGTTTATACCATTTTTAATTTATTATTATATGATTTATGTAAATTATGTAACGCAAAATACATATGGATATTTATTATTTTGGTATTTTTTCTTTTTTTGGTCATTGTATGGTTTTGTAGCGGTGTTGCCTTATTATATTAAAAATTCATTTTACAATATATTAGATTTGTTTGCAAAGAACTTTTTCGGTCTATTTTTGAGTTATATAATAATTTCTGGAAATTATTGAAAGCTTTTCTCATTTAACTTCGTGCCCATTATTTAAAAAAATTGAATATAAATATTATGTTATACAATCAGTATAACATTATAAGCACATAATATGAAATTACTTATTCTTATTTTAACTATAAATTGTGTATATTTATTTGGTCGAAAAATATACGATGATGAAGAAGTAACCGGTTTGTATAAAGAATTATTTGGTCAAAAAATATACAAAAATGAATTAAGAGGTATGTATACTAGAGAATTAGATAGGTTAATAGAAGAAACTATTGAATATAAAGTTGGAATTCTTTATTATGAAATAATAGAAAAGGCAAAAAAAGGAGAAAATGAATACTCTTTTACTATTATGTGTAGCGAATTAGGAAGTGGTAGCACTTGTCAGCCGAATGGACATGATGTTTGGAAGCAATCCCATCCTAACAATATTCTATATACAACTAAATCTTATATTACAATAGAACAATTCGCAACAACCATAATTGATAGACTAAATCGAACATTTCCTGATAGTGATATTACAAAAATATATAAAAATTGTTGCGACTATTACACTATTAAATGGTAATATAATGAGAGTTTAGTTAAATGAGAAAAGGTAAAAAAATATGTAATAAACTAATAAGGAATGTAAAAATAATTATTTGTAATTATTATTTTTACACATTTTTTTACCAATTTTTACCGAATTATTGCGGTACCATAGCAGATAACTTGGATAAATTTTGGATATACTTCATAGTTTTTGCCTGATTTGCAGGGTTCATATTTTTAACAGGATTTCTTAAACGATCAATTGATTCCATAATTTTTTCAGAATTATCATTTCTACTTAAATCAGAAGCATAATCCTTACTAAGAAAGAAATTAATGTCTCCATTATCAATTTGACCTTTATAAGGTGTATACACATAATTAATCCAAATTTTAACTAACAATTTAGGATTAGCCTTTCTAATAGCTAAAAGAGAATTTTTAGCGGTTAAAATATCTGGATCATCAGGAAACACACTCTGAACATCGCTAACAAATTCAGCAAAGTGATCATTAAATACAGATACAAGATTCGTGGCCATTATAACTAATTAAAATATGTATTTTTTCTTTAAATATTATTTTATATACAATATATTTTCTATATTGTATATTGTGTAAAATATTAAATTAAAATATTAAATCAAAATCGAAATCAAGTAATTTTTCTAAATAGCAAAGCATTTCTTTATACCCTCCAATAAAGCGTATTCCGTCAAAGACAAAGGGAAACGTGGTATGTTCTTTTCCAGATAAACGGCGAATAAAATTTAAGAATGCTGCTTTATCTTCTAAAATGAAGTCATCACAATCAATAATAATACAATTCACTTGTTTTTCTTTTAAAAGTTTTTTTACGTTACTACAATTAGGACATCCGCTTTTGCTATACACTGTGATTTGATCTTTATTTGGTTCTGGAATAAACAATTCTATATCCATAATAAAATTGTTTATTATATTTCTAAATTTTAGTTATGTATTATGTTATTTATAATTAATACTTGCTAAATCAGCATCTCTCTTTCTTTGTAGAGCCTCTACACTTGTTTCACCTTCTTTCATTTTATCGCCCTTATAATCGGTTTCGTCTTGAGGTAACTTCATACTTAAATTCATAGAATCCTGTAAAGAAACATAATTATGCATTTGTCTTAATCCTCCCTCACCCTTAACACTAAGTTCAGTATCAGATTGATCTAAAAAACTATAATTGTCGGAGACAATTCCGCCGCCAAATCCACTAAATGTGCCAAAGCCATCTTGATAATTAACAGGTTCCATATTATTTTTGGTAGCTTGTTGAACTTGTTGAGCAACTTGAGGTTTAAAGAACTTATAAATTTCATCTCCGTATAAAACCTTATAATTTTGATTTAGTAAAAGTAAAGCAGGCACTTTTGTAACATTTTCAGGCATAATAATTTTTTGTCCATTTTGAAGAACAATGAAAACTTTGCCACTGGGGTCTTTTACTCTTTTATCAATGCATATAAAATGAATATCATTGACATTCTGAGTTTTAGTTACAGTTTGTAATAATTTTTTGGAAGGTTCACAATAATTACTATAATACAAGATACAGCTCATTTAAAATAGCCCAAGTTTTTTTCAGTGATTTTTTAACTAATTTTTTACACTTTTCCTAAAAATGTATAAAAAAAATTGAAATAATATAAATATAATATTAAATATACAATAATATATAGATATACAATGGCTAAAATTGTTGATTTGAAAGAAGAAGATGGTCTTATGTCGTTTACCATAACAAATGTAGATGTCAGTTATATAAATGCCGTAAGAAGAACAATACTATCAGATATTCCTATAGTTGTGTTTAAGACTATACCATATGAAGAAAATAAGGCGAATATTATTGTAAATACCAGTAGGTTAAATAATGAAATAATAAAACAACGTTTAAGCTGTATTCCGGTATGTATTGCAGATTTACAAGAAATGCCTATAAAAAATTATTTATTGGAAGTAGATGTTGATAATAAAACAGATACAGTTATTATCGTAACAACAAAAGATTTTAAGATACGAGATTTGGTAACAAATAATTATTTAGAAGATGGTATTGTAAAAAAAATATTTCCGCCTTTTATTCCTCAATCTGGAAATGGTGAATATTATATTGACTTTTTAAGATTGAGACCGAGAATATCTGATGAAATCCCAGGTGAAAGAATAAAGTTAACGTGTGAGTTTTCAGTAAGCACTGCAAGAGATGACAGTATGTTTAATGTTACAGGAACGTGTTCATATGGATGCAGTCCAGACCCGGAAAAGATAGAGGAACAGTTAGCAATTCGTAAACAAAAATGGAAGGATGAGGGTAAGAAGGAAACGGAAATAAAATTTGAAGCGGCGAATTGGAAGTTATTAGAAGGATTAAGATATGTAAAGAAAAATAGTTTTGATTTTATTATACAATCGGTTGGTATGTATGAAAATGAAATAATAATAATAAAGGCAATTGAAATATTGTTAAGTAAATTTGAAGCATTGAAGACGTCATTAAGTCAAGACGAGTTACAAATAAAGGCATCAGATAGCACGATGGAAAATTGTTATGATATAACATTAGTTAACGAAGATTATACAATGGGAAACATCTTAAATTATGAATTGTATACGATATTTTACACAGAACTAAAGATGTTGGATTATGTTGGTTTTAAGAAGCTACATCCTCACGATAATGATAGTTTAATAAGATTATCGTTAACAGATAAAACAAAAGGAATTCCTGGTGTAAAGACAATGATGAATACAGTAATTGAGGAAATCGACAAAAAATTAAAAGAAATGAAGGGGTGTTTTGATGGCTCAAGAATTAATAAGTAAAAATAAAATAAAATAAAGTATTTGTATATATTGTTGGATAAATAATATATATAAAATAGGACTTAAAGGGCTTTAAGTTGTTTTCATATATATATATTATTTTTTTGTGATTGGCTTTTTACAGGATTAAATGATTGGTGCATCCACTGTAATAGTATCAACCCTTCTTTTTCTCATATTGTGATTCAAGCAGTGCATTAATAGGGAGGGGTGTAATTGATTCACATATTGTATTACAACAGTATTTGTTACAAATGAATTCTTGGACTTCAAATCTCCAATATATTGCTCGTGGAGCTTAAACATATGAGTTCTATATTGGTCTGGATACTCTCTTAAAGGTTTAGTTTTTTTTACGTAACACGAAATATAATTCTGATGAAGTGTATTTGTAAACATATGAACCTGATCTCTGAACTTAGACATTTCGGCTTTTGTCTCTGGATAATACTTCAAAAACTCGGATAGCTTTCCTGAGTGTCTTAACGAAAGATATTGATATTGTAGCTTTGTTTGATTGCCTCTAAGATGACGAACTTCTTCATAAATAGGATTTCTAAATTTGGTTCTTTCTCCTGTTTCCATATTTTTTACAACAACGCCCAAAATATCGTAACTAGTATTTGGTGAAGCAAATTTTTCGATCAAGTCGCTATAACTGGTGAATTCATATCTATCCGGAAATTTAATTGTAGTCATATCCCAACGTCCACCATTAATTACGTCATCCCAGTTTTCCTGTATAACAGTAATAGTATCAGATATTTGAATAATTTCATATACTGACACCAAATATAGCTGTGGGGTTTTAAAAGGAACCACAATTCGGTTTTCCGGATGCTGTAAGACAAAACTATAACAAAAACTCGGATTTAGGGTTTGAATATTAAAATTATTAGCGACACACGCCTCCATAAACATTTCATTGAATGTTTTCTTTGAAAATTTATAGAATGACACTTCTGCGCCTACGGTGTTGCGTGTTGAAATCTGCCAACAATTATGACTAGGATCATAAAACACATTTATCATTGTTCCTTCTACAAATTGTTCAGCAATAATTTTACTAGTATTTACAGGATAATTATTCATAAAACTTTCTCCTGACAGTGATTTAGGTGGTGCAAAGCTAACTATTTTTGAACCAGATACAATAACAGACCTCAATAGTCCATATGTAGAAACTAAATCATTGGATAGAAACTCTTTGTTGTATCGGATAATAGTATATTGTTCATTTGCTTTAGTAGAATATTTGTTTGCGGAATAATATTTATCATAATCATTTTCAATATCTCCTGTTTTTAGAAAATTATCAAATCCAGGAACACTAGACAAATTATATGATACTTTTGACGCCATTATATTGTAATAATTATTGAATTTGTCTTTAAACTAATTATTTATATATAGTTTGAGACTGTTTAATTAATGAAATAATGAAATAATAAAATATTATTTTGAGAATTAATGATTTATAAAAATTTCTACTATAAATATAAGATGTCAGAACAAATTAATCTGGAAGTAGAAAAAGAAAAAGAAGAAGACATTCAGGATGAAATTCCAGTTGCTAATGTTTTAGAAGAGGAATCATTAGAAGAAGAAGCAATAGAAGAAAAAGAAGAACGAATTGTTATTGAAAAAAAACAGGATGAAATATTATTAAAACTAGGAGATATTATTTTGGTTTCAGATCCTACAAACGAAATACTTAATGATAATGTGTTTTTGATTGAGTATATTGACCCAAGAAAAATAAAATTAATCAATAGCGAGACATTTGAAAAAACTATGTTACAAATTTCTCAATCCGGCATAATTGGAGATGGAACTATAAAAGCAATTAAGGTTATAAGTAGTAATAATGAGAATGGTTATGCTAGACAAAATGAACTATTACCAGGAACTTGGATTAATATTTATTTTGGAGGAGAAGAACCGAGTGTTATCACAGGTGAGATCACAAATTTAGAAGAGGATATGATTGAAATAAGAACAACAGACGACGATACATTGTTTATTAATTTCAATTATCAAGGTATACCTGAAGAATTACCTATAGAAACATTTGAAATTAGACCTGCTATAAAAAGAAAACAAGAAGAAGAACAAGAAGATGTTAATGCGGATGAATTAGTGGAATTGGGTGAAGAACAAGAAAATGGAGAACAAGAAAATGGAGAACAAGAAAATGGAGAACAGGGGCAAATGACAGAAGGTAAAGTTACTAAGACACAGGTCAAAGAAAAGATAAACAAAATGTTTTTTAATATGGATGATATTGAATTTGGTGATGTTGTAAAAGTTGAAGAATATATAAATATTGATAAGGATAAATATCGATATAGTGTTGATGTTCAAACTAACGATTTACTAGAAGAGATGATTTCCACTATTCCGAATTCCCAACGAACTAACAATGTTCTGAATAGTATCCATATTATGATAACCCGCTTTCTCCAACTAAGAAAAATAGCATCAACATTTGATGCAAATAAGAACGTAAATGGCGTAATTAAAATTACATCAGAGGATAGACCGTTGGCAGAATATTTAGCAGACTTTAAAAATACGTTATATTGGATTATGATGGTAGCAAAAAATGTGAAGAAAATTTATCCAGATAGTCAAAAAGTTGGATTTAAGCGTTATGATGATTATGAAACGATTGATGAACATACAAATCTCTTGGAAATGGATACATTGTTTAAGAATTATAAAGCAAACAAGATTGTAGAGGGTCAAAATAAATACTCAAATTTGTATTATTCGTTGGACCCATATTTAACGCCATTTTATTCTGTAAATCCAGGATCTATGGAGGATGTATTTGCAAAATCAAATGGTATAATAATTGAGGGTAATGTGGAAACAAATATAAATGCAATTATAGATAATCTTGGAGATTTATATTCAACGGTTGTTGGTCGTTCTGAACTAACAAATAGAAAATTTGTAATTCAGAGATATAATCTAGGTCAAGATAAGTTACAAGCAATAAATTTGAAGGGTCCAAAAACAATTGCTCATCGTGTTAAACTAACACAAAATGACCAGATATCCATAAATTCCATACTCACTCTACCAGAACCAGCAGTGCGTTTTTCACAAGTAAATTTACCGGGAACTAATTTGTTAGTTAAGGCGAATTTGAATATACATTTTTTGAATTACTGGCAGCTTCTAAAACAAAAAACAAGTTTGACGCCTATTACAATTGACGGATTAGATAATGATATAGAATACGATGATACAAATTTTGTTGACAATATTAAACAATATATATTAGACTTGTCTGAATATGAGAAGCCGCCTGATCTAACAAATTTGGACATTTATAAGATATTTTTGAGAACAATTATTCCAAAAACTCGTGTGTTATTTAAACTTGTAAAAAAATATATCAAAGGTCGTTTATCACTAGTTGATGTAGTGAATTATTTGGAGCCTTTTATGATTTATCCAATCGACTTGACTTATATGCAATATAAAGAAATAAATAATTTTATTTATGAAAAAATAAAAGATTACAATAAATTATACAAAGATTACAGCATAGCATTTACGTCGTTAAAATACATAAAAACCAAAGCAACAAATAGTGGAAAAAATAGTGGGAAAAATAGTCAAAATGTTTATACAAACGAATTGTTTCAATTATTAGAAACAAATAAGGATACAAGTTTGATAACAAAAGTTTTTCAGGATTATGGATTTGAAAATCCAAATATGATGAACTGCAGTGGTTCAGAGTTCTTAAAGAGAATAACTGTGGCAGATTATGGTAATTTATATAATACAGCAGTAGCCTTAAATAACATACAGTTGATGTATCCAAGCGGATTATCCAGTGTTTTTAATAATGATAAAGACCAATTAAAAACCATAATAGAAAAGGATAAGTCAGAAGATAAATGTTCATCGTATATAATTGCGAAAAAGTATTATTCGATAGATGCTTTGACAAACGATAATGGAACTCAAATATATTTTGACAAGGATTTTGATACAACTAATTATGCATTGATTCAAGAAAAATATAAAAAACAAAGGGAGGAACTAACAATTGATGAGTTTATATTATTTTTAACAGAGGAACTAAAAAAGGGTGCTAAAATGGATGAAGCATCGGCAGAATATATGGCCACAACATTAATAAATCAAGCAAAGCGAGTTAGAGAGGGGGATTATGCATTGTTAGTATCAACTGAAGAAACTGGTGAAATGGCAAATGCATTAGAATATTATGTAAGAAAGGACGATATATGGGTTTTGGAAAAGGATGTGGATCCAAATGCATTTATAAAGGATGATGATATTATGTGTAATATGGAGTATTCGTGTATATATAATCCGGGCGAAAAGGGGGAAGATAAATGTGAATCAACGGAAGTGTCAAAGGATAGCATAGTAAATAACGCTTTAAAACAAATAATAGACCAATTTGATAAGAATTATGATATTTCAAAAGATGAATTAAATACGAGAATATTAGCCCAATTAGATTATTATTCTAAAACATTTGATCGACTACAAGCAATTAAAAGAACTCAGTTTTTCAAATACAATAATCAACAGCATAATTTGGGGTTATCAGTTGCTGAACAGGTTAAAGAAAGAGTGGTGTCTCCATATGTGAAGTTGCGCGATTTAATAATGGGTCAAAATGATTTTGTAAAAAAACAGACAGATATCATACAATTTGTTAGTTTATATTGTCGCGATGGAGACAATGAAATTCCTAATATACACGACGGTGAAATGGAGAATGAATGGTGGTTATATTGTAGAAAGACAGATACAAAGTTATTGCCGAGATTTGTTTACATATTAGCAGACACATTTGTAACAAAAAATAGCCAATACGAAGATGTATTGAATGAATTAAAGAGAAAAATAGGAAAAAGGTCGGATGATGGAGATGCTTGGGTAGATGAGCACAGTGGAGAGGTGATGTGTTACATAGACCAAGATGTTTCAGAGGGATATAAGGATGGATTTGTAGATAGAAGTAGAGATATTATAGAAAAGGATGTAGGTGAGATACTATTGGAAAAACAAAAAGAAAAGAAGGATAAGCGTTTGAGTTACGAAGGGGAATTGGTATCAAATGTAATAACAATTTTATCATCTAATATGGGAATAGATATAGAACAATCCAGAGATTTCATAATAAAGGTAGTAACCGATTTGATGAGTGATACAAAGATAATAGAAAGGGAGCCAGCGTATAGAAAGAGAGAAGAAGAAGCAGCAAAAAAGGGAAAAAAGATGCCAACATACTCAACCTTATTTAATTCAACATTGTTATATTTGACACTAGGAATGTATTTAATAGCAATTCAAATAAGTATTCCATCGGTAAAGACCCGTAAAACTGCTCCTGGGTGCGTGCGTTCATTTACAGGGTTTCCATTTGAAGGAGAGGGAGATGATAGTGGATTAAATTATGTATCGTGTGTAGCATTAAAAAGTAGAGATCCAACGACAGTTCCGTGGAATGTGTTGCCGAAGAGTGAGGAAAAAATAACAGCAACATTAAAGTCATTTATAATACGATATTTATTACCTTACGCGGAAGTAGAGCAAAAGATAAAAGATAAAACAGACTATTTATTAACTAATCCAGTAGCAGAAATACCGGATGAATATGATTTAATAAAATGGACGAATTTTCTACCTCCTTTAAAACGGTTTCACGTAAAACATTTGGAAAATGTATCTAGTGGATTTACAGAGGAGTTACATAATGAATTATATACAGGAAGTTACAAGCAATTGGAAAAGTTGTTAGTCATAGATTCAAAAATAATATCATTTTCATTGGCAATTCAAGAGGCGATACAGAAATTGGTGGAAAAGAAAGAACTATTGTTAAAATCTGCTGGACAATTATTTATGGATAACGCGTGTTGTAATGAAAAGGGGAATAATATAATGACAACACTACAATACTTTGTGGATGAGGACAATAATATAGAATATTATAATAATATCGTAAACAGTTTATCTACATTAGTCCGCGATATAAAAATATTGACACAAAGTGCAATAATGTTATCAGAAGTGAATACAAAAAGAAAATACCCCGAAATTTCAAATACATACAGTGAAGATACAATTTATCAGGCATTCATAACATTATGTAAGTTTCAATCATCGGCACCATTAACAGAGGAATTACTAACAATATGTATTGATAAACCGGATTATTTAAACAATATGGATTCTATACAAGAAAAAATAGCAAAGTTAAAAAGAGATGGAAGAAATTACACGAATGATGAATTTTTAAGGTTATTTCAATTAGTGAGCAGAAATAATATCATAAAAATGTCATTATCATCAAAAAATATGTCGTGTATAGATGGTCTAAGAGTGTTACTAGAACGATTTGATAATGAGAATAATGAAGATGTGTCAAAAGCATTAACCCAAAAATTAGAAAAATTAATAGACAGTTATGATGTGACAGTGGAAGAGGATACAAAAGATATGAGAATGTTAAAGGATTATTTACAATTATCTATTGATAAAATGAGAAAGGAATGTATAGATTTTATGAAAACAAAAGGTAAATTGGGTAGTGTAGACTTAAAAAACATAACTAAATTTTTAAATGAACTAACACAGTGGAAATATGACGAAAATCCGAGAAACCCTAATATAAAGATAGAAGATGATGGGTTGTATAATTATATAAATTTTATGAAAAATTTCATATCGCTGTTTGTTGTCGTATTTCCATCAATGATAGTAAATCAAAAGATACAACAAATAGAACCTCAAAAATATTGGGGATTATCAAAAGACCACGCAAACGACGTAAGAGAAATGGTATCATCGTTTTATAGTCCGCTTGAAAAGTTTTATGGAAGTAACACAATAAATAATGTATTGAACGAAGTAAGAAATAAGTGTAGAGGTATGTATTTATTGTCAAGGAACACACCTATACTAACAAGTATAAAGATCGGTGAAAAAGAATTGTATTCAGTATTTGATAAGCGTATAGTAACATTATTGTATGAGTATTATTTTTTTAGCGTTATTAGTGATTATATAAATTTAACGAAGGATCCATCAATGGTTACACGAATGTTAATAGAACCTGAAAAAGCGGAAACAGATTTATTTAGCACAGATTTTTTGATAGAACAACAAATGAGATTTACAGAGACAGAACAAGAGTTTATAGAAGGAGATGTAATGACATTAAAACAGGATGTAGCAAAGTTGTTGTTTGCATATTTAAATATAATGATGCGCTCAAAGAAAACGGTAAACGTCTCGTATAAGGATGTAGAGGATGTAGTGTTTAAATTGAAGGAAGCAGAGAAATATGATTTTACTGACAGATTGAAAGATTTAACAGATGAGGGTAGAGAGGTAGATACAATATTAAAGCATCACAAGTTGGGATCAGTATATAGTATAGGGTTATCAAAAGGAATAAAAGAATACGATCCGGAAAATTTTGATCATGACAAGAAAGTATCAGAAAGAGTGGCAGAGATACAAAATAGATTAAGGAGACAAAAAGGTAGAGAGGCAGAAATGGATATAGATATAGATGATGCTTTAGATGATATGAATGTAGAAACCGAAATAGAACAAGATATAGCGATGGATATGAATCAAACAGATGATTACGATGATGGAGATCCTTGGGGAGAAGAAGCAGAGAATAATGAGGATTATTATTAATAGTATTATACTTTTTAGAAAAGTATAAACAATAGACAATAGATAATAAAGATGAAATATATATTATAAAAAAAAGTAAATATAATATATATGTTCAGAACATTTACAAGAAATAATACAAACTTAGTATCAATAATAATATTCTTAATAATTTTTGGAATAGTTCAGATGTTACAACCAGCATTTTTATATAATAGAGACGGATCAATAAGAGAATTTGGTGTGGGATACAAAAATAAAACAATAGTGCCTTTATGGTTATTTTCAATAATTTTAGGAATATTATCGTATGTAGTAGTATTATATTATTTGACCTATCCTAGAATAATGTAGGATATTTGTGTCTTTAAGTTAAAAATTAAAAGATATTTATTTTAACTTAAAGAAGGACGTAAAGAAGGACGTAAAGAAGGACGTAAAGAAGGACGTAAAGAAGGACGTAAAGAAGGACGTAAAGAAGGACGTAAAGAAGGACGTAAAGAAGGACGTAATTAAGCTATCACATATTTTGTCGAATTGTTCAACTCATTTTGCTTATCAACTTGTTCTTGTTGTTCTATATAAGCATCGTGATCTGATTTTATTTGATCTACACTTTTAATACATCCTCTTGTAGCTAAATTATAATATACGATGGATGAAATCAATATTGATGTGTAAATATACCAAAGCGCTTCACCAATATTGTCTTTTAAGACCACTAATTCTAATAATTCCTTTTTAATTTGCATATTTTCATAAGCACCTGGAACCATCAATGCTTTCAATACGTTCCATATTTCTAAGAAATTATCCGGATTCATTTGATTTATTAATATTGATTTATTTCCACAAATTTTTACTATAGCTTCTGCCGCTTGAGTTAATTCATGTTTCTTAATAGGATCATTAGTTTTTTCAATCATTTCATTCAAATCTGAACTCAATAGTATAGAACCAAATATATCATTCGCAGACCCTGATACAACATAGTATCCTATAACATCTGAAAATGCACTTTTAAATCCAGGAAAAATTATTAATACTGCTAACATCACGCCAAAAATAAGGAGCCAAGGAATAAATGTAAATAATGCAGCAGCTCCAATATTTTTATCTAAAGAACCACCGCATTTAGACATTAAATAATTAGTATTTAAGAAAAATTGTGTTACAATTACTACTCCTAGATAAAACGCTAAACTTTTTAAAGTTCTACTATAATAATCTGCTTTACTTTCTTCGCTCATTAGATCACTTAGAAATAACTCTGGTTTCCCTATACTTGGAGTAACAAAATATACAATAGTTATTATTGTGAATATTAACAATGAAATTAATGATATATCCATATATAGATAATTGGTATAATTTTTTTTTGTTTTTTAAAGGTATTTATTAATGAACACTTTCAATAATGAATTTAACAAACCCATGCTTACCGAACCGGGAGTTAAATACTTTTTAAACGAGACTTTAAAGCAGTGTCATAAAATTAAGGAAAAATATCAAAATATGATTTTTAATATATGGTTGTTAATCGGATTTTTCATTATTTTAGGAATACTATTATTATATAAGTACAAAGGCAAACTAACACCAGAAGAAATTGAACAAAAGGAATTAGAAAAGAAAACATTTATTTTGTCTAAAATAAGAAATTATCAAGATGCTAAAGTTAAAGCACAACAAGAATTAATCACAGGTCTACCTCATTGGGAAAATGAGTTTGATATTATTAACGACACTCCTATTAACAAGATTACAAAAGGTTTAAAACGTTAGAATAAATATATCAATATATTTTATAATGCCTGAAGAAAAACAAACACTTACTACTATTGAAGCAATTAATGAATTTTACAGATTAAAAGATAAATACGAATCTAGTTATTATGAAAAATATGTGAAACCCATTATTAATAGTAAGAAAACAAAAAGAGAAAAACGCGTTGATTTTTCTAGACTTCCGAAACACGAATGTATCAATTGCAAAAGAAATGTAGGAACCGTTTTTACTATTAAATATTATAAACCTGATTTTGTAAGGCAATTTATTGCTAAATGTGGTGACTTTCAGGATCCTTGTCCATTAGATATACAAATAAATTATGCCCTTAGAGAAACTTTTTCAAACTATATTAAAACTGAGTTAGATAACATAGAAGTTTTAAAATTAGAAATTATAAAGGAAAAAAATAACGCTCTTTTCTTTAACAAAGATGTTATAAAGTCTTTTGAAAACATAACATCTGAACTTACTTCTGAGAGTGAAATCGCCGGTATAGCGATTGAAACAAATATATTAAAAAACGATAATCCGGAAAAACGCGTATTACTTAGGCGAACAATTGATGAATTTGGTAAAGGATTTATTATTCCATTTAAACAAATGGTTCAGGAGTTCAATGATACTAACAATGAATTAATTTTAAATCAAGCAGTTAATTTTTACATTAATGAAATGATGCCTAAATTAAAGGATATACAAGAATTAAAATACGCAGTGAATTTTGTTGAATATGATCCAAAGGACCAATTGTACAGGCTTATTCAATTCGCTAATTCTTTAGAAAGTTATGAATATTGTTTTAAAGAGGATGATAAGGTCGTTAAATTTATTAAAGGGGTTAAAAAAGATAACAAGTCTAAAACTAAGAAGGTTATGGATGTAGTTGCAAATAAAACCAGAAAAAGTAGACCTATAGGAGAGTTAATAGTTGAAGAAGATGTGGAAGAAATTGTTGAAGAACAACCATCATTACCCACCAAATTTGGAGATAATACTTATGATAAACCCAAATATGATGTTCCCGAGGGTGTAAGATGGAACAATCCAAAATATAATGAAGTATGGGCGCAAATTCCAGAAAAATTGAAAACTATATTGATTGACGATCACGAATGGTTAGAAGAATATGTTGATAAATGTGTTAGTTCCAAACAAAAAAGACAACCGTGTAATCTATTTCTTCCAAAACAAACCAAAATTCCTCCAGATGTAGTAGGCGGTCCAGATAAACCCATATATGATTTTGGAGTTACATCAATCAATGATTTGTTTAATAAACAAGAAAAAACTTATAAAGACAATGTATTAACATTATATTCGACAAAAGACGGTGTTAAAAATTATGATATGCTGAAGGATGAAATCATAAATTTATTGGAAAGGGAAATACCCAATTATAATAGGGGGTATTTTTAGACCTTTTATTTTCTCATTTATCTATGTAAATTATAAAATATTTATAAAATATATATGCTAAGTAATTATATATCTTTACCAGTTTTTTTAACAAGTTTTGCAATAGGGTTATTTTTTGTTTATATTATAGGACCTGAAACTAAAACGATATACATATATCCTAGTCCAAAAAATTATATGAAGACCCAATATAAAGATAATACAAACCAATGTTTTCAATTTAAACCGGTTGAAACACAATGCCCCATAAATCCGTTATCAATTAAAACAGTGCCTATTCAATAAATGAATGAATAACCTAATAAATAAACGAATAAAAATATTGTATTTTATTTTTTAAAGATATAATATAATATAATGCAATTTGATAAATTTGTTCATACTAATACGGGTAAAATACTAATGTCATTATTGTTAGGAATAGGTTTAGCAACCTTTTTTAGATCCGTTTGTAAGGGACGAAATTGTATAATTGAACAATCCCCTTCATTAGACGAGCTTGATGACCAAACATACTTATTCGACGACAAATGTTATAAAATGAATAAAAGTGCTATTAGTTGTGATAAAAATAAAAAAATAGTTACTTTTGCGTAAATTTTTAAATAGATGAATCTTTAGATAATATATGTCTGAAATTAATACAACTAGTATAAACGATTTACCAACTGATCCATCTGGAGGTGGTTCTGTTGGAGGTAATGTTAGTTTGGTTATAAATGAACCTTCAGGAAATAATATAGCTCATTCATCAGGTCCTACCAATTCTTTGTCATTGGATCAAATCACCATTAGTCAAATAGTAAACGGATTACAACAAGCCAGTTTAGCAGGAGCAACTTCATTACCAAGTAGAGATATTCCATTACATACTGAACAACTAACAAAAGATGCTCAAATTCAACCGAATTATATTCCACCCCCACCAGCAGGACCAAGAGACTATATAAATGAAACAGATGATGATATTAATAATTACTATAAAAATGAAAAAATAGAAAACTCATTGGATTCTCTTTATGATGAATTACAAGCGCCATTATTGCTAGCAGTATTATACTTTTTATTTCAATTACCAATATTTAAAAAGAGTGTTTTTAGGTATTTACCATTTTTATGTCATACAGATGGCAATTATAATTTCAATGGATTAATTTTTTCGTGTGCTTTATTCGGATTTATTTATTATTCATTATCAAAAACCGTCAAACATTTCAGCAAATTTTAATTATATTTACATATAATAAATGTTAGATATAGTAAAGGAAATATCGATAGGTCAATCAGATCTAATAAAATCGTTTGCTATTTTTTATTTGTTGTTAGTTGGTAATTATATTGGAACCAGTTTATTCACTTGTTTTCAAATAAATTATCTAAAAGAACATAAAATGTTACAACTAGTAATCGCCTTTTTTTTATTTTATTTTTTAGTTATAATTGTATCTGATACGGGTAATTTAGAATTTACTCCACCCATAGAGAAAATTATATATTCGTTCTTTTATTTTTTTGCATTTTTACTTGTAATGCGACTGGATATGGTTATAACTGTGATGGTAGTGGTTCTAATATTCATAATTTACTTTATTGAATTGAATAAGGAATTTTATTTACATAGAGGGTCTAAAATAGATAACCCACTAGATCAAGATATTTATAATGATAATCAATTTTGGATTACAATTGACTGGCCAATTAAAGTGCGTTTGTTTAAGGTTAAAAAAGAACATTTTGTTATAATAAATAAAATCGAGAGAATACTGTATTATATAATTTTATTTTTGTTAGTTGTTGGATTTATATCTTATATTGGAGAGATACGTGATACTGTAAAACGTTCAAACAATCTTACATGGTTAGACATCTTTTTAGATACCAATGTTTGTAAATTGAAAGATAGAAAAAGTTTTTTACATTATTTTAAGGTTGGGCTTGGGTTAAACATATAATTTATATCCATTTATCATATTATTCTATAAATAACAACATAATCGATGTGTTGTTATTTATTTTACCTGGCTCGCAATATAAGGCCAATAAGAAGTTGTGATATTCACCAAATCAAAATGTTCTTTTCCCTCCAACTCTACATACTTGATAGGAACAGAACTAGTAGTTGCTTGGTTTACAAACTGTCTCACGTGGTCTACTGGTACGATAACGTCCGCGGTTCCCTGCACTATTGTCACTGGGGTGTGTAGAGGCAGAGGTAGAAGCGCTTTAAAAACACAATTAGTATTTACTGATTCTGATCCTTCACATATACTTTTATCCTTGTTGCAAATAACTTCTGGATTGGGTTGCCCTATGGTCGCTAGAAAATTAGCCACTGGGTAATCTCCATTTCTCAGCCATAAAGAAGCATCTATTAAATCACATATCGGTGCCAACGCTACCCCTTGGACCAGTTTGAATGGTAGATTGCGTGTCCTTTGAGAGCATAGCCAAAGCACAGCGTGTCCCCCAGAACTGTGTCCTAGCACAGTCACTTTATCCATGTCCAAATATGAATACTTATCACATTTACTGAGACGGTATAGTTTTTTTAGCCCAGATATATAGTCATCTAGGGTGCCGCAAAGCCCTCCTCCATTGTTCTGTCCACATCGCCGATACTCTATAGCACACACATTGAAGCCTCGAGCAGTGAAGTAGGGAACCGTGTTTATAAGTTGCGAGTTATCAATGTTCCATTTGGCACGCCAAAAGCCTCCGTGAATGAGATACACTACAGGGAACTTCTTGTCAACATTATTAGTAAGTACATTATTAGTAACTACATCATCCGCTGGATATATACGAATAAATTGATTTGATTCATCTATTTCACCGTAAGGAATATTTTCAATCGTATTGTTATCATTACAAAAATGAAGCATATAATAAATACCAATTGCTAAAAGTAATAAAAAAATAGCAACTAGATGGTAATAACTGAAATTAAGTAAATTAATATTTTTCTTAACGGATACCATTGTATATTATAGATATAATAAAGTAATAATGGTTATTTTTGATTTTTGGATTTATATTAGTTAACTCTTAAAGGGTATATTAAAAATTAAAAAGTCCTTTACGTTTTCTAGTTTTTGGTTTCTTCTTTTTATTGCTTCTTGTTTTTTTTGATTTCTCCGATTTACTATCATTCTTACCATCTAATGGCCTATAACGCAAAAACCATTCTTCATACTCTGGATCATTTTTCTTACCTTTTAATGCTATGAATTTTTCCGCCTTTTCAGCCTTCATTTCTTCCACTGTTTCTTGATGACCTATACAGTTAATGCTAAAACGCTTCAATAACCCTTTCTGAGCTAATCTGTTTTTTTCTTGTACCTCAAATAAATAATTAGCCATACATAATATACGGTCCTTATCATAATATGGTCGATTAGAATATAAAAATGCTAACCAAAAGCTAAGCATTGTATCAATCGTAGCGACCTTAACGTCATAACCTCCTTCTTTAATAATATTATAACTGTGACACGCTAATGGTTCATAAATAAAAGCAATAGTATCGTTTCCAACCTTAATTTCATAGTGAGGAGCAATAATTTCACCAACTCCTGGTCTTTTAATTATCTTGACATTTTTAACATCAATATCTGATAAGCGTTCTTTAACAATTTGCGCAGTAAGCATCGGCTCTTCTGAGAGAACATCAAAATCAGGTATTTTTTTAAGCTTATGTTGTAAATTTTTTGGCATATAATGAGAATACATTGATAACGCATATCCACCAAAAAATACAGTTCCTTGGTCAATTAGCGTATGTTGAACATTATCATATATTTTGTTAGCCTGTTCTTCTTCTTTTTCATCTGCCATTTGTCTTTGAAAATCAATTGTAGAACATTGTTTTCCTGTAAGAGGGTAATGTTTATTTAAAAGAGTTAAACGTTTTAAAACTTTTTCCCATCTTGAAACATCTCCGGCAGGACGCGACAATTCTAAATACATTCCCATACGGAGCAGATTTGGAGGTGAATGTAGTATTCCCGCTATCTTAATTGACTCATTTTTTATCGCGTTAAATAATTCCTTTGGAACATATGTAATATCTGCTACAGGGATAAAATTAACATATACCTTATATGTTCCGTGGTGTTGTCCGGATTTTGCCTCAACTTCTTGAAATCCATTTTCGATATAAATATCAACAAGTTCTTTAGCATCATTTAATGCATTCGGACTGTAAAAATCGTAATCGGGGATTTCAATATTTTTGTCATAGAATTGGTCTTGTTTTGGTAACAATTCGTTTATACTGGTTCCACCATAACACACCAAATGCTTTTTTCTTAAAAAAATTTCTACAATACCAATTATACGTTTAACTTCTGGAGAATTCGCCACCTGTCTGCCTTGAATGTTTTCGGCTTTATCTACAGCAGTTCTTAAAATAGCTAATTCACAATCTTGAAATGTCATTTGTTTATTGCATATGTCTTTCATATTATAAATATACAAAAAATTATTTTTTATAAATATTTATTGATTGATATACGTTCTATTTATACGATAACCTGTATGACATAAAATTTCAAGCGGAAACTCGTCTCCTGCTTTTGCTACATCAAATATTGTTTGTTTACAGTTATGTCCATTTCCAAAAATAATAGCATCATCATTTATTTTATCTTCTTTTGTTGATTCAACAATTATTTGATCCATACTAATTGTTCCAAGCACTTTACGCTTAGTATTATTTATATAAATATATAATTTTCCAGAAGATGACCTCGGTATTATATCTGCATAACCAATCGGTAAAATAGCGATTCGCATCTTTCTTGGGGCAATATATTTCCAATCATAACCAATTCCAGCCCCTTTTTCCACATCTTTAAGTTGAATAATATAAGATTTAACAGTCATAGCTAGTTTTAAATTTTTATATACATCATCATTAATTCCTGAAAGTCCATAAATGCCAAGACCTGGTCTAGATAAAGTAAAATCCGAAACATCGTAATTTAAACACGCAGCTGTATTAGCTATATGAACCAATGGAGGTTTTATACCTATTTTATCTAATTCATTTCTTAATTCTCTAAATTTACGTAATTGTTCATTTACTATAGGACTGTTTTTAATTTTTGAACATACTAAATGTGACATCATTCCTACCAATTCAAATTTATCACATGATGCTATATCTTTAATGGTTTGTATAGCATATTGGTAAGGAACCCCGGCACGATTAATTCCAGTATCAACAAAAACAGTTACTTTTATTTTTTTACCAGATGGAATCATAGATTTGATTTTTGGTAATAATGTTTCATCAAATATAGCTATATCTAAATCTAATTTTAATCCATCTTTAAACTCTGGACCATCAATATCATATAACCAAGATAATACTCTACCTCTATCACCGCTTTTTCTCAATAATATAGCCTCGCCTAATGTAGCAACTCCAATATATTTAATACCTAATTTTCTTAAAATTTTAGCCATTTTTATTATTCCGTGTCCATATGCATCTGCTTTTAAAACTGGCATTAAATCTGTTCCTGTTTTTTTCTTTAAAAAATTAATATTATTTTTAATTGCATTTATATCTATTACTGCTGTAATATCTTTATCAGAAGCAGGAATATAATTTATTTTACAAGTTTTATTTTTTATAGTTTTATTTTTTATAGTTCGGGTCATATATTTTAACCATATAATTTTTATTTTCTTAATATTTATACTTACATTATATTATTATGTAAAAATAAAATAGAAACCACATTATTCAAGTATAAGTATCTAAATCTCAAATTTGTAGAAATCAGATTGAACGGTTCTTGTAGCATACGACAATTCTGGATTTTGTGGTGGAGGTAATTCAATAGTAACAGGAATATAACGCAACTTCTCTGGTTTAAGAACAAATGCATACCCATTCTCATCAAAGAAAATATCATTTACCTCTACGTTTGTATCTATTTCTTGATATCGCATTCCTAAAAGTTGACAACCAGTTTCTCTCATAACTACAGAACTAGGATTTTCTGGGCTAGACCCTTTATCTGGCATTCCAATTGTCATATTTTGCTTATTGAACTCGATAAGCTCATTCATATCTGGACTGTATTTAATATCATAATAATGAAGTGACCTCATAAAAACTGAATTACTTGTCATATTAATAAATTTATAAAATTCAGGACATTCTAGGAAGGCAGTATTGCTTCTGTCTACAATTATTACAACTTTACCCATTAATTTTTTCAATTCAACATTACCAAAGTTTTTTCCATAATATTCAGAATCATAATCTTTACTCATCAAAATGGAATCATAATTTTCTAAGAGTTTAGCGAAATTTTGATACATTGTTTGATTAGTGCTTTTAATGCGAAGATGTATAATGATTGGGTCTAATGCGTTTGGAGCTGTTGATGTGGCAAAAGCAAAATCACGAATGATATTCATAATATCCGAAAAGTTGATATAATTAAAAGTTTCCTTAACATAATTACTATTGCTTGTAGACGTAGCGACAACCGGTTGATCCCCTATTGAGAAAATTTCAAAATCAAGACCTCTAACGCCTTGTTTTAATAAATTTTTCAAAATACATGTATCAACGTAATCGTTTTTGTAATTTCCACCACTACAGCAATTATAAGCACTCTTAATATAATAATCTTTGAATGTATAGTCAAATTGTTCAGAATTATCAATTGACCTAATTTTACCATTTAAGTCTCCATAAATGGAACCCATTGTTGAACATTCTTTGTATCTCAATCGACTATAATAAATATAATATAAGATTACAATTAAGACAATAAGCAATGTTATACCAACAATTAAATATATTGCGGTAGATTCTTTCATTTCTGTAACAGATTTGATAGTGTTATTAACAGTGTTTGTAGAACCGTCCATATTATATATATACTTTTAAAAAAAGTATAACAAAACATAATTCTATATACTTTCAAAAAAGTATAACAAAACATAATTCTATATACTTTCAAAAACGTATAACAAAAACATTTATATTATGACAAATAAAGAATTAAATATAATATTATATATTATAAAAATATGGCTGGTGGTTTAATGCAATTAGTGTCTCAAGGACAACAAAATATTATTCTTAATGGCAATCCAACAAAATCATTCTTTAAATCTGTTTATCATCAATACACCAACTTTGGTCTACAGAAATTCAGAGTAGATTATGAAGGTTCAAAAACATTACGTCTATCAGAAGAATCAACTTTTACGTTTAAAGTGCCTCGTTATGCAGACCTCTTAATGGATTGTTATTTGTCTGTAGCATTGCCTAATATTTGGAGCCCAATTCTACCTCCTCAGCAAGTTACCGAAGAGACAACCGCACAAGGTCTAGGAAACGTCGAACAATGGGCGCCATATGAGTTCAGATGGATTGAAAATATAGGAGCCAAAATGATTTCGAAAATCAGTATTACTTGTGGCAATTATACATTACAAGAATATTCTGGTAATTATTTATTAGCCTCAGTTCAAAGAGACTATAATGCTATTAAACTAGACTTGTTTAAGAGGATGATTGGTCAAGTGCCTGATATAACTGATCCAGCCAATTCAGATGGACGCGTCAATTCATATCCAAATGCTTATTACAGTGGAGATTTAGCAGGACCGGAACCATCAATTAGGGGTAGAATTTTGTATATACCTATCAATAATTGGTTCTGTTTAAAGTCGCAAATGGCTTTCCCATTAACATCTTTACAGTATAATGAATTACACATAAATGTGACCTTTAGGCCTATTAATCAATTATTTCAAATCCGTGATGTATTTGATGCTACAAACAATTATCCCTATATTAGTCCTAATTTCAATACATGGTATATGCAATTTCATCGATTTTTACAACCGGCTCCAGACGTATGTATTGGCATTGATTCTTATACAGACCAAAGAGGATTGTGGAACAGCGATGTTCATCTAAATTGCACTTATGGATTTTTATCAAACGATGAAGAGAGACTTTTTGCATTACAAGAGCAAAAATATCTTATTAAACAGGTCCACGAAACAATTTTTCCTAATGTTACTGGTCCAAACCGAGTAAATTTAGATTCCTTAGGTATGGTATCCAATTGGCTTTTCTATTTTCAAAGAAGTGATGCGAACTTAAGAAATGAATGGTCTAATTATACCAATTGGCCGTATAATTATTTACCATTGAACGTTATACAAGCTCCAACATCAGGAACATATACAGTTTATCGCACGATAGGTGGAACTCTACAACCAGTAGAAATTGGTCCTGGAGTAAATCCAGATGGAACTTTAACTGGTATAGTAATAAATCAAACATATAATCCACAAAATGATAAGTTAATTATGGTCGCAATGGGTATACTTCTCGACGGCTCTTACAGAGAGAATATTCAACCTGCTGGAGTATTTGATTACATAGAAAAATATACTAGAACAACCGGTAGTGCTCCGCCTGGACTATATTGTTATAATTTTTCTATACATTCAAATAACTCAGATTTACAACCATCAGGTGCTATAAATATGAGTAGATTTAATCAAATCGAATTAGAGTTTACTACAATTATACCTCCTTTAGATCCATTTGCTCAAAGTTTGACTATTTGTGATCCGGAAACAGGTTCTATAATTGGTGTTAATAAACCGACATGGCGCATTTATGATTATAATTTTGATTTATACTTATTTGAAGAGCGAATTAACGTTGTTAACTTCATTGGAGGCAATGTTGGTCTTATGTATGCTACATAAACTTATTCTTATTATTATGAAGATAATGTAGAATTTGATGCTGGTGGGGTTGTCTGATAAAATTGTCCTGTTGCTGATACTGTCATTGGATATTTTGCCTCATAAAAAGGCATTTTACCTTTTGAGGCTAATGGTATCGCATCTGAAATACCCTCACTATATTGGTCTGCCGTTTCTCTACTCTTGTTATATAGGTTTAAGCCTTCGTTAAATGATTTTGTCCATAAATCTAATCCTTGATATGGCATTTTTATTTGAGCATCTTTTGCACCCGGATATAATTCGGCAAAATCGGCATTATGATTATTATACCCTGTCGTCAATGGACTATATTGTAGTCCTTGTTGTCCTAATTTTCCACCATTGTCATAAGGAGGAACAGTCTCGGTTGTACACGTATCTTCCAATTTAGGCCCTGGATTACAACCTTGACAATCTATATCTGAAGTGCATTGCTCTCTAGTTATGGCGCATTGTGATTTAGGCCCGCAAAAGTTCTTACAACTAACGGGATCATTTATGGGTAAATTTACGGTATGACTATATAACGGCGAATTAACATCATTATAATCGATCAATGCATCTTTTGGGTATGGAATAATTTTTTGAGAATATTTTTCAAATTCGGTTAAAGCTTTGGTTCCATTATCACTACTATTATCACTATTATTATTATTACTATTATTATTACTACCATTTGTTAAAGCCTGGTTACCATTTGTTAAAGCTTCCTTCAAACTGTTATTCTGGAAACAATTATTTACAATCAAAGTGCTACCATATTTTATTATTAGCCAAAATAAAAATAAACTAACAACAGTATATAATATTGTATATTTATAATTTAACATTATATATATACAATATTATATTTTAATTGTTATATTTCTAAGAATTTAATATATATTTATTATAACTAATGTCTACAGCAGAAAATACAAATACAATTGATGAAAAAAAAACTGAAGAAAATGACTTCGATCCGGATTTCAAAGGGTTTATAAAAAATTATATATCTAGTATTGTATTTACTATAGGAATAACTACTTTTTGTTTTGGTGGTCTCGGATTATATACTACAAAAGTAGCCCAAGCCAACATTCTTCCAGATAATATAGAATTAGCACCATATACTGTTTTTGATCGCGTGGTTAAAGACATACCTATTGATATTAACATTATGCGGCCAACTTTTTTTTCTGAAAGCAAAGACACAGTTTCACAAAAAGCCATATTCAACTCTGT